TTCAACCAGCGTTTTATTAAAGATTCGTTAGAGCGTGCTATCTCTACTTTTGCTCAGGCATGGGTAGCTGCTATGGCAGTGCCCGGACCAGATTGGTCTGACTCATTAAAGGTCGCTGGTGTTGCGGCCCTTGTATCTATTGGTAAGGCTGTTGCTGCCAGAAAAGTGGGAGATCCAGAAACAGCAGCGATTACCAGCTAGAAAGATGAGGCTTCCCGGTGTCTTCCCCACCAGCAGTCAATCCTTACAACAAAGACGAGATTGAATATAGTGAGTCGGGGTTCGACTACGCCCCACAATATCCGGGTACTTATAACTACAGTCAATCAGGGATTCAGTACAACGAATCTAATTTCACGTATGTGAAACGGGACGTGACAATATCTGCTGACACAGTTGCGTGTTTGGCGGATCTGTCACCTGTCTTTACTTATGTTTACAGTCCTAAACGTCCGGGTGGCATAGCGTATAGCTCAGGCCACGACTACAACAAAGCCGGATTTGATTACAACGAACGTGACACTTCGATACCAGACACTCGTCCTTTGGTGGATTACAACCAGTCAGGTGTTGCTTACAGCAACTCTCCTGATACTGGTCACACGTACGATGTCATCGCAACACCATCTGCTATTACTGTTACAACAACGTTCTCTGCGGTTCCGTCTGTACCTGCAACAGTTACACCGTCGCTACTTGCTTGTCCAGTAACAATTATTCCAGCAATAGAAGCACAAACAATTGTTGTTGACGGTGGTATTACAGTACCAGCAGCGATACCTACTATTATTTCAGAAGCTATAGCTCTTCCCGCAGAAATTGAAGCAACAGCTACGGTTCCTGTTAACAGCCTTTACATTACAGTCGACGCTACCCAAGATGATTCGCTTGAAAGAACTGCAACAATACCAGCAGTCACAGCAAGCAGTAGTTACACAGCGTTACCTGACGTTATAGCTGCTGTCGGAACAGCGCAGTCAATAGATTTGTATCGACTAGTTGTTATACCAACACAAAATATTGTGCCAACTATTGGTTTACGAGAAGACTCTTCTCCTGCCGCTCGTGCATTAATGCGTCATTACAGTCCGGGCCCAAGAGGAGATAATATATTTATAATTAATGGCACTACTGTCCAAAGTTATTTACCGACTGACTGGTTAACAGTTACAAGATGGATATACGGAGGACATGAAAGCCCAAGAGATTTAACAACAGAAGAAGAAACTTTGCTCGTTGCAGCAGGGTACTCATTTAGAGTAGGACCAGAGTAATGCCAATTTATGTTTACCGTTGTCTCGATTGTGGTTTGTCACATGACATACGTCATGGGTTTGACGAAACTTACAATGGGGTATGCGATACTTGTGCGGGGACAGTTCGTAAATACTTCGGTGAAGTACAAATTGCTGCATCAGCTACGCCCACACGAGGTGTGCACGATGGCAAAGCAATTAACTGGGATAACACTAAAGCTAACGAACAAGCTAAAGATAAAGACATGGCTGCGTATAAACGATTACGCAAAGAAGGAATACAACCTAAAGGTATTGACGGGTCAGCACACATGGAACGTGCGGCTATAAGCAAATACGAAATCCAAGCGGGGACGCTTCTTCAAGGACCACAGTCAGAAAAGAAACGTAAAGAACGTGGTCTTAACGATCTTCTTGGGAGCACCTAATGTCAACAACCGTCCAAAAATGGATCGACGATACACGAGATATGTTGTTATCTGGTTATGTAGAAGAGCTATTAGTTGTAGCTTCTAATGCAACTGATTCAGCAACTTCAGTTTTTATTACTGGTGCAGATAATTCAGGCATTGTGGTTGGTGTAGTTATTGAAATAAATTTAGAAGCAATGTACGTGACAAACATAACTGGCACAGAAGTAAGTGTTATACGAGGCTACGGTGGCTCAACCCCAAGCGCTCACACAAACGGCGATGTTGCCCGAGTGTCACCTAAATTTCCTGCGTACAGAATCTTTGATGCATTAAACGACGAACTACGTGACTTGTCTTCACCAGACAACGGCATCTTCCAAATGAAAAGCCTGCAAAGCATCACATACAACGCAGCAAAACAAGGTTATGACCTTACCGGATTAACAAACGAAGAAGTTCAATCAATTTATTCAATCACCTATGCTGATCCAGTAACAGTCGAAGCAAGAGAACCTGCTATCCGCAAATGGGATTTAAAACGAGATAGAACTACTACTTCTTTTGCTAGTGGCATGGCACTTGTCTTATATCAAGACGCATTCCCCGGCAAAAAATTAAACATTAGTTACAAGTCGCCTTTAACAGCGATCACTGCCACATCTAATTTAAAATCATCTACTGGTTTGCAAAACACTGCATTTGATTTGCCACCATTAGGTGCAGCGTTAGCGTTAATGACTACAACCCCTATTAGACGTGAGTTTATTGACGCACAAGGAAGTCACCGACGAGCGGAAGAGGTACCACCCGGTGCGATCTCAGCTTCAATGCGAGATCTTAGATTGCGTAGAGAAATGCGGTTAGCTTCAGAAGCTGCTCGTCTTGCTGCCATGTACCCACAACATTACAGAAGTTAACAATGGCTTTTAACTCCGAGTATCTTCCTGTCGAATTAAACGGTGTGTCTTATGCAGTTGACACATCTGCTTATAGGCGTAGCACAATACCTGTCGCCCGTCAGCAACGAGACAACAGTAGAGAGCCCGGAGAAAACACCCTTGATACAACAGGCGCATGGGTACGGTCACAAACTGACTGGTCTTATGGCGCAGGACAACTGTATGTAGACAACGAAGACTCAGACAGGCGACGTTTCTTTTCTTCAGATGGAATAGACATTTGGACTAAAGGAGAAATTACTTTACTACCTATTACTGAGGATGCAGCAGCCGCCGAAACATTTGGCACTGAAGATCTAATAGTAAAACGATTTGTTCAAGGCTCGTCAAACACTGAATACATTTACGTTGCTTCTTCTGCCAGTGTGTTTTATAGCAGCACAAACGGAAACAGTTGGGCAACATTTAGTGTAACTAATAACATTACAAGTTTAACTTGCGATGGTGAATCTGTTTACATAGGTCGAGAGACAACTAACGCACCACAAAAAGCCACACTAGGTACCAGCACAGCAACCGCATATGGTACAGAAACACCTGACTTACTTGGTGTAGTAGCTGGCCGAATGATCGGTGCACAAAACAACAGCATCTATGAATTAAACGCAGCAGGCGCTAAAGCTTCGTCGTCACTTGATTATTCTTTACCGTTTACATCAAGCACATGGGTAGCTTTAACAGCAGCCGCTAACGGAATTTATGCTGCGGCTAACACAGATAACACAGGATCTATTTATTACATAGGTGTCAACAACACAGACGGCACACTCCGAACTCCAACCATTGCAGTCTCTCTTCCCCGTAACGAAACAATAAACGACATAGTTTCTTATGCAGGTCTTGTAGGTATAGCCACTAGTAAAGGATTCCGTTTAGGTTTAATCAATCAACAGTCATCAGGTATTACTGTGGGTCCTGTCATAGACACAGGCGGTGCTGCTTTTGCTCTTGAAGCTGAAGGCCAGTACATGTGGTGGGGTTGCGACAACGCTCAAACATATCGTGCTGACTTGGCTTTGTTCACAGAAACGTTAGTGCCTGCGTATGCATCCGATCTTAAAATGCCGGGGACAATTGCTATTGGTGATAAGGTTACATCGATTGTGCGGACAAACAATTCTAAATTGTTTATAGCTATAAATAAATCGTCGGGTGCAAGCAAACTTTTTAGAGAAAGTCTTACAGGAGAAAAAGTAGAGACTGGTTCTTTAATCGCAGGTGAATGCACATGGTCAACAGTTGTGCCTAAGTTGTTACGTTCAGGAACAATTGATCTTGACCGTTCACAATACGAGCGAGCTAAAACTGCATACCGAACAGCTACTGGATACGTAGCTTCGACACCTTACACATTAGGTGCACCAACAGCGGAAGCCGCTGGCAAGATACGTTTAAAAGCAGTTAACAGTAGCAACACAGCAGCATACATACCTAGCTCAACAGGCTCATTAGACACTGGAGAACCAGCAACCTTTGTGTTCCCTTCTGACGAACTAACTGCTATCTCTTATGACTTAACTATTGAACTAGACAGATCATCAACAAACAACGCTGTCTCACCTATATGCCACGATTGGCAACTCACTGCTGTTGCTGTGCCTAAACGAATTGATGAAATTATATTGCCTATTGTTTTACGGCAAGAAATTAAAACAGCTAGAGGATCAGGCAAAAACCAACGGCTTGACGCTAAAGCTACCTTTGATTCTCTTCGAGCAGACATGGACTCAGGTCTGTCAATGACATATAAAGAAGGGGACCGGACAGACACAGTAACTATTGAACGGTTAGAGATGCAATCCGAACGACTATCCGACGATGGCGGATGGTGGGAAGGTACGCTGTTAGTTAGGTTATTGACAGTACCGGGGTAACTGGTGGCTAAAGTTCTTTTCTTTGATATAGAAACAGCACCTAACTTGTCTTACGTGTGGGGACAATGGCAACAAGATGTCATCGACCACGCACAAGAGTGGTACATGATTTGTTTCTCATACAAATGGGAAGACCAAAAGAAAACACAAGTCGTTTCCCTTGACGACTTCCCGTTGTACAACAAAGAACCCGAAAACGATTTCGAAGTTGTTTACAAACTATGGCAACTATTAAACGAAGCCGACATAGTAATAGGCCACAACTCAGACGCATTCGATATTAAAAAAGCCAACGCACGATTCGCTTACCACAACATCGGACCAACAACCCATTACCAAACCGTAGACACATTAAAGATTGCACGCAGATATTTTAAATTCAACAGCAACAGACTCGGACATCTCGGAGAACACCTTGGACTCGGGGGAAAAGAAACCACAGGAGGATTCCAAACATGGGCAGGCTGCATGAAGGGTGACCCTAAAGCATGGGCAACCATGAAAAA